ACGGATAATACCGTGGCCAGGTACATCAGCCTTCCTAGACCTCGAAGCCTGAACGGCCGCCGACAAAAGCGGCCAATCCTGCAACATGGCTAGTACATGCTGATTCGAAACGCGGTCTGAAGCCTCACTCAAATCGAGTGTGGCGAGGTCCCCGCTGAGGGACCCCTCACGAGCCATTTGCTGATTAAGCGTCTGGTCCGTGATTCCTACCATGCGCGTGAGGATACCATCCTCCTGTAGCGCACTTAGGATCGCGCGATAGAGACCCTGTTGCAAATACTGCATTGCAACAGGCTCAATCGCGATAATCCGGGGCGTTTTGAGCGTTTTAGGCACTGCGCAAACCCTTACGGGAAGCTCAGCGCCGGGTTCGAGAAAGTGAGGCCGCGCACCCTCTTCACCACGAAAATGGTGATTTGGGAGCACGTACGAATCAAAAGGAAAGATTCCTTCGAGACGTGCGGGCCAGGTTTGCTGTAGGTATTTCGCATTCGCGGATACCTTTTCAGCAACAGCGCCTGGGCCATGCTTGGGGATAATACGTCCCCAGTAGACATCTCTGTCCACCTTGGAGAACAAATCTCCAAAGAGCATTGCACTCATCCGCTGGAATTCGTCCATATAGGACGGGTCCAGACGGGCGTCTGCAGCCCTCACTTCCTGCTCACATGCAACGTACTCCGACATCGCCACCCTCTCTCGAGCTTCGCTTACGACCTTACGGCCGTTTTGCGAGCTTGAGGACACCATTACTGGGTCCTCGGGGAGGGCGATCTTGCCGAACATCAGTGTTAACTGACGCAAGGCATAGATTGTCTCGGTGTCGGGCTCGTTACAGAGCACGCCACTACTAGGGTCGAACACACGACCGAGGAAACCTGACAGAAATGCCGGGAGACCTCTATGGCTGCCCTTGCCCGTTTTAAAGGCAGGACAGTCTGATGGGTCGACGAACCCCTGGTCAAGCCATTTTTCGATGGCCTTTCCAAGGGACGCCAGGGTTATCGCCAAAAACGACAACCCCTCGTGTTCAACCCGACTCGCGACAGTTTTTATATCGCGAGTGGCGCTAGTGCAGCATCGTACAGCTAGTTCTTCCGCTGTACAGGACCAGAGAGACGTTAGGCTTTTCACGGTTCCTCCTTATTATAGGGGGTTTACCGATCCTTAGCCTATGACTCGGCGGGTCTACCGACCAACCGTCCAGGTGTTTATGCCTGGTACTTGACGATCGGAGGCAGCCCTTCCGGATAGACTTCCTTCAAGAAGTCCATTTCCGTTTTGAGCACCTTCTCTCGCCAGACCCAGATCTCCTGGGCCTTGCGCCGGTTCTTGAACGAATCGAACAGGAACCAGTAGCAAGTTGAGTCGGCAATTATCCTCCAGATGGAATCTGGATGGAAGCCGACCCAGGTGATAGCTTCAGGGAAAGTCATTCCACGACGACCGTCTTTGCGGTCGAAGTGGTAACCTTCCATGTAGCGTACCACCCTTCGGAGGTCCGAGTAGGACACTCCTTCAGGTAGTTTGTTCATTAAAAACAGCTGCCTTCCTTGCGGGTTTAACCGCAATGGGGAGTGTCCCCGGTTAGTTGAATAGAATTCCGCCCAACCCGGTTTGGCCGATACAAGGTCGCTAAGCCTCATCCGCGCACTGCGGCAGAGGCGAGTCGACCTCAACGGTTATTCGGGATGTTGTTTCGCTCACTCACTGCTCCGGCTGCTTGAATGCAGTCGGTATTCCGAAGCAGGAGAGCATCACCAGCAAGGCACACAACATCAACTAGAAAGATGAGGATGACCACCGTCACTTTCGTGACAAGGGACACCCCATCCTTTTTGTCGGTGCTACGCCGCCCAGTTGTTAACCTGGACGGCCGATGCCGGTTCACCTCGATGCGCCTGTCGGCGTCATCAGGGTAATCGGCCATGCCCTTGCTACCTGACCGCCACAAAGCTGGAAAGGAGTCTCACGACTCCCCACCAAGCAATTTGGTGATCAGCAGGTTCGAAGAGGCCGTGATCTGGGTGTTGAAGCCCACGAACACAGCCAATGCCTCGGCAGCCGTGTAGGCCGTCGGATCCAGGTCGAAGACGATGTAATATGACATCGAAACCTTCCTGTTTTCCGCTGGCTTGAACGGATCTGCCGTGACCTTCGAGGTGTTGACTCGCAGCGTCCTCCGAGTCCGCTTGCCATACTTATGGCTTGCGAACATCTGGAGGAGACCATCTGCGCTGGTATACTCGGATTCGTCATCCCCCACCCCGGTACGGGGCAGGGAGACGGCCGAGGCCGGCGCAATGGTCAATGTCTGAGGGTCAGCGAATGACATAGGCGTCTCTCCTAGGAGCCAGCATTACCGAGCTGGACATCCCATTGGCGTTTTAACGCAGGGCAACACCCTGCAGTCAGCTCCGTGAAATACCGAGAGCTGCCGCAATGGCCAACTGGATGGGTGTGAGACCCGCCCAGGTAAGGCCGAACCCAAAGGGATTTGCCTTCCTTCTGACCTTCGTCTCAGTGACGAAAGCCATGGGAAGGGGCGTGGGAGCACCGGTATAACCGTTGCCCCCCGTCCACGTATAGGTCTCACGGACATAACTATGTTCCATGATATACCCATAGTGCAAAACCAAGCCGTCGACCATCCAACTCGTGAGATTCGAAATGACATCCCCCGCGTTGGTAAACCAGTCTACGGCCCAGCTCCAGGGCGTAAGGTTCCAGATCACATCGGGTGTGAGCGATAGGCCAAGAGTTTTCCTGGCCATCGCAGCCGAACGTGCCATCGACCCAAAGACGTTTCCGTCTGAAGGAAGATAGTACGTGAAGGCTCCTGAGAACCACCGGCGTCGGAAGGTTGTAACCTCCCGAACGCACCGCCCTAGGTCAGGACTATTAAACGGTGATGCCGAGAATATCGGCAAGAAGGGCCTTGTTCGGCCCGTCAACACTGTCGACGTAGTCGTGACCTCCGATGGGAAATTCCACCGTCGTCTAACTACCTTACCGCTGTCTCGTTGGTACTGGCGCATAATAGCGTCAGCTGAGACAATGGCATAGGCCGCATCGCCGATTTCTCGGCCAAGCGGTGCTAGCCCGAACTGGTAATTCAGAAACTCGTCTGCCCCGGTTTTCCGGAGCTCGCGGGTCCTGTCTTTCCATAGGGCCGCCCCAATCATCTTGGGGATCCCCTCTCGCACAGTTTCGGCGAGAGCGGTAGCAACGTCAGCGACTGGATTCGTGGGTTTACACGCTGCAACAGCCTTTGCCCCCCAAGCATTTAGCACAGCATTACTGCTGGCATTGCTTGAAGGGTAGGACTGAGGTAGCGTATATGGGAGAATTGGACCAACACGTATAATCCGCCTTATTGTTAGCGGAGAAACGTTGGTGGTCTGTTCCGCCGATAGCTGGACCCGCGGGGCGTTTTTAATGCCCTCGGTGTACCTGCGCACGGACAGGAACTCCCCCCCGATATCCCCTGTGAAGAAGCCCGGTTTACGGGTCTTCCACCCAGGGTGGTTTTCCGACTCAGTAACCTGAGTCTC